AAATATTGTAATTGAGAAAGAAGGGAAAATAGAACGCCATAATTTTGTTATTACAAAATTTCTTTTCAGGAAACTCCATGTTGTTTACAAGAATAATTTTTACTTACGTACAAAAACAGAGTTACTGAAATGGCTCGGCTGTTTGATGTGCGGAATGATAAAATAAATTTTATATATGAGGGAAATATGTTTATTGATTATAATGAATTCTTAAATAAGAAATCACATACCAAAAACGAATTTGGATTTAATCCGATTTATGTTCCTGATTATCTTTTTGATTTTCAAAAATACGTAACCGAATATATGTTAAGAAAAGGACGTTGTGCCGGATTTCTTGATACTGGATTAGGGAAAACCGCAATAGAATTAGTTCTTGCTGAAAACATAGTTAGAAAAACAAATAAACCAGTATTGATATTAACTCCGCTTGCAGTAGCTTTTCAATTTCTTATCGAAGGCGAAAAAATAGGAATAAATGATTTAGAACATTGTAAAGATGGAAAATATAAAAAGAAAATAGTTATCACTAATTATGAACGTTTACACTATTTCGATAGTTCTGATTTTGGATCCGTGATATTAGATGAAAGTTCTATTCTCAAAAATTTTGATGGGGCTACAAAAAATCATATTACTTCTTTTATGAAAAAAGTAAATTATAGATTTTTATTAACAGCAACTCCCTCACCAAATGACTTTATTGAATTGGGTACGAGTTCGGAAGCACTTGGATATATGGGTTATACTGATATGTTAACCAAATTTTTTACAAACAACGAAGATACTATAAAGCCTCAGAATATTGGTACACAATGGATATTAAAAGGCCATGCCAGAGAAAGTTTTTTTAAGTGGGTAAGCGGGTGGTCAATATCTCTAAGAAAACCTTCTGATATTGGATTTAGTGATGAAAAATATATTTTGCCAGAACTTATCAAAAACTTTCATTCGGTAAAAAATGAAAAGAATATGATAGTCAATGGACAAATACAGCTCTTTAATATGGTTGCAAAACGAATGCCTGAAATTAAAGAAGAACAAAGATGTACAATAGAACCAAGATGTATAAAAGCAGTTGAATTATCTAACGAATATGATACTTCTGTCTATTGGTGTAATTACAACAAAGAAAGTGAGCTAATATCTGAATTAGATAAAGATTCTTATGAAATAAAAGGTTCTATGGACATAGATAAAAAAGAAGATTTGCTGGTTAATTTTACAAAAGGGAATATAAAAAAATTAGTTACAAAAGCAAAAATGACAGCATTTGGATTGAATTGGCAACATTGCGGTCATACAATATTTTTCCCGACATTTTCATACGAACAATATTATCAGGCTATTAGACGTTTTTGGCGTTTCGGTCGAAATGAACCTGTAATCGTGGATATAATTTATTCAGATGGACAAAAAAGAGTTTTAGATAGTCTCATTGCAAAAGCAGTAAAAGCAGATGAATTGTTTAGTAAACTAAATCAAAACTTGCATCAAAACTTTGAAATACATAATAAAGAATTTGACAAAAAAATTAAATTACCTTCATTCTTATAGGAGAAAAAATGGTAAAAGACCAAGTAATAAAAGACGAATATGCTATTTATAATTCTGACTGTCTTTATGTCATGCCTACATTAAAGCCGGAAAGTATTGATCTGTCTGTTTATAGCCCACCCTTTGCTGGACTCTATAATTATTCGAGTTCAGATAACGATTTTTCTAATTGCGAATCGAGAGAACAATTTTTAGAACAATATGAATTTCTAATTAAAGAAATTGCAAGATTAACAAAGCCGGGACGTATAACGGCTGTTCATTGTTCTGATATTAACAGTTGCAAAGACGAGCATCTTTGGGATTTTCCTCATGCGATAATAGAATTACATGAAAAATATGGATTCCATTATCGGAATCGAATAACAATTTGGAAAGAACCCCTCAAGGTTAGAATGAGAACAATGGTAAGAAGTTTAATGCACAAACTCATAGTTGAAGATTCTACCGAATGTTTTACTGCAATGCCGGACTATATTTTAATTTTCAAGAAGGGCGGAGAAAATAAAATTCCAGTTACTCATCCGGTCGGATTAAAACATTATGCTGGTGCAACTCCAATTTTGCCGGACATGTTAGAAAAATATGGTACTTATGACCAACTCAAAGCAAAATATAAAGACCACAAAGACCCTAAAACAAATAAATTTAGTCATATTATTTGGCAGCGATATGCTTCGAGTGTTTGGGATGACATTAGAATTGATAATGTTTTGGAATTCAAAGAAAGCAAAGACGAGGATGATGAAAAGCATGTTCATCCTTTGCAGTTAGACGTTATTGATAGGATTGTTGAATTATATTCGAATCCGGGGGAGGTTGTTCTAACCCCGTTTATGGGCGTAGGTTCTGAGGTTTATAGTGCTGTTTCTCTTGGAAGAAAAGGGATAGGCATCGAATTAAAAGATTCTTATTTCAAACAGTCTATTAAAAATCTAAAAGATATTCAATCTCGTTTCGATGATGATGGACAAGAAATATTAAAATTTGGTGTTAAAGATGAGTGAATTAAATATTAAAATGCCGAACAACTTCGATCAAATACTTATGGAAGTTTGCAAAGAATATAATCGTTCTACTATAAAGCATATTCCATTTTTCCGATCAACTCATGAAGGATATGCTGTCATTAAAGAAGAACTCGAAGAACTTTGGGAAGAAATAAAAAAAGATAATTATGAAAACATTGATAAAGAAGCGGTTCAACTTTGTGCAATGGCATTAAAATTTTTACTCAGTAATTTCAAATAAATTTTGCATCTTCACGAAACATTTTGTATGTTTGGAGTGCAAAATCAATCAGATAAGTAGTTCGGAACATAATGAAATCGAAAACAAAAAATAAAGACCCTCATTCATACCGGTACTCACCGTTAGTTTCGACTATGGTTGGTTTTGCAAGCCGGTATGTTTGGGGGTTCTATATTTGAGGTACATAAATGAGAGAACATCCAATAATTTTTAGTACTGGAATGGTCAGGGCTATCCGTGAGGGTAGAAAGACAATGACAAGGCGAATAGTAAGGGGTCATCCTTATGGTTATTTAGGTCACATAATAGAACGTGATAAATACTTTTTTAGTAATGATCCTAAAATTATTTCGCAAAACGATGAGCCAACAGTCGGCACATTTGAAATTAGATGCCCTTATGGGAAAATTGGTGATATTCTATGGGTTCGGGAAACATGGTGCAACCTTGATGAATTTGAATTAGGCTATAAATTAGAACCGAATTACTTGTTCGGGTACAAAGCAGATTTAAGTGCCCGCGATACGGTTTCAGATTTTTATTTTGGCACTATCAATTGGAATTGGGATAGTGAAAAAATAAAATGGCGTCCCTCAATCTTTATGCCGCATGAAGCTGCCAGAATATTTTTAGAAGTTACTAATATCCGTGTTGAACGGCTGCATGATATAACTGAAGAAGATATTTGCTTTGATGGCGGGTTCATTTATAGCACTCAGTTGGTAGATGATAACTATGCAGAGAATAGATTCAAGAATCTTTGGAATTCAATAAATAAAAAACGTGGCTATGGATGGGAAACTAATCCGTTTGTATGGGTAATTGAATTCAAACAAATAAATTCACCTGACAAACCTGTATTTGGGAGATAAATATGAAACAAGACCCGGCTTTTTTATTTTACTTCCAAGATTACTCCATGGGAACAAGATTTTGGGATAGAAGATTGAAAGGGGCTTATATGGATTTACTTTGTCATCAAGCAGATAAATATTCAAGCGGTAAAGACTACAAAATGACTGAGGAAGAAATAAAAATAATTCTCCAAAATGACTTTGATTTATGGGAAATAATTCAAGAAAAATATGAAAAGAAAAACGGCAAATTTTGGAACAAAAAATTACTTGAAGTTCAAACAGACCGCAAAAACTTCACTTTGAGCCGTAAATTAAACAAATTAGGAAGAACATATGATGAAGATGTGAAGAACATATGTAACACATATCATCAATTTATGATAGTACATATGGAAGATGGAAATGTAAATGAAAATAGAATTGAAAATATTATTAATATATTAAAGAAGAAAGAAAATTTTGAATTAGCTTGGGCAAAGTGGTATGATTTTAGAAAAGAGATTAAAAAAAGATTAACACCTACTACAGTTATTTCACAACTTAAAAAACTTTCTGAGTTTTCAGATCCGGTAGCATCAATAGAAAATTCAATAACAAACGGATACATGGGATTATTTGAGGTAAAAAATGGAAAGCCTAAACCAGTCATTACAGAAAGTGAACTTAGAAACTTCTCAGAGTCAATCCTTAACGACGACAGATACAAATGAGATTTCTGTTTACAAGGGAGAACTTACTAAATTTGCTTTGGTCGAGCAAACAAAAAGGGTTTT